CGTATGCCAATGTTTTAACAACTGGATATAGCACTTTGATAGCCTTCGCCCTCTCCACCTCCTGCTCCGTCCAGCGTGGCTTGCGGGCGATGTTTTCTGGATGATTTATGAGATTGTTAAGACATTCCACAGTGGAGAATCCCCAGCAGTCATTTGATATTTCAATCTGGAATGTCCCATATTTATTGATACGAAATCGCCCTAACGTGTTTCCTCTAATTTCAAACTTTTCTTCTGGTTCAACCCCAAGCACCTCGCAAATTCTCGGCTTGTCCATGTTGGCCTCCTCCTTGATTTTCAGGTACTTTTCGATGGCTTCGTCCAGATGGTGGGCAGGCTATCAAACATCCGCTGCATGACAGCTCCAGTCACCCCATCACCACCAAAGCACTCTCTGGCTTTATCCGCATCAACTAGTCTCATGATCGGCCTCCTCGTCCATGAGAGCGCCGCACGAAGGGCAAAACATAAATTTACTTGGCTCAATGCCCCAGTTGTTATTTTCGTCTTGATGGAATAAAGAAACCCCACAGTTTGTACAGCATACCCCAGAACCATAATCTGACCAGAAAGCGTGCCGCACCTCCGCAACGTCGGCGGCGGGGAGCCCCTCAAAGTCCGAAACAACAGAGGCACATGATTCGTCTGCGAAAAGCCATAGCAGATTGATAGCATCCGCCTTCTCGATGTACTCCTTCATTCCTCCGCCTCCCACTGTTTCTTCATGTCTTCGTATAACTCTTCCATCTTTCGATTCCACCCCTTGAGCTTCCACAGGACAAGCAGGCCAAGCGCCATCCACTCCACAGCAGCTATGATCGTCAGGATATCAGCCATCCTGCTCCCTCCGTAGTGCGGACTCGGCAGCGTTGCGGGTTAAATAGACCTCAATTTCTTTTGTTCTGGCGTGCCGTTTCTGGCAGATATCGCAATAAAAGCTATCCACGATGTACGCTTTTATTTTTCCGTCTTTGTCCGTCTGGGCCAGTTCGCGGAGGCGGTCAGGCGTTATGCCAAGGGCTTGCCCAGCCAACTTCAAAATAGTATCCTCACTAAATGCTCGTTTGAAGTCCTCCGGCTCCAAGCCAGCCTCCTCATAGGCTGCGAGGCGGTCAACGTGCGGCCCGTAATCTTCTCTTCCTTCGGCATCGATAGCTACAAACCATTTTCCACCACCATGCCCATTGTCACACCAGTATGTCAGTCTCTCCATGCTCACCCCTCCTCCGGGCCTTGCCACCAGTAACAACTCTCGCCTTGACATGGGACGTCCATGCAGTGAGTGCAAATGGCCTCTCTTGCTTCGCCGTATTTTTGCTTCACCTGCTCCAGATTTTGCTTGTCCAATCTTAGGCCGAAAACCTCACCCTTGAGTTTTTCGATTTCCTCCGGCTCCAGACCAGTGTCCTCGTAGGCGGCGAGGCGGTCACAGACATCTTTATTCATTTGTCCATATAGGTGGGGCTTGAAACACGCCCTGCCATCGGCTGATCTTCTGGTCAACCGTTCCATGTCAGTCCTCCTTTTGGCCGTCCCACTTCCATGCGGGGCAAAGTTTGTGCAGGTCCTCTACTGCCGCATCCCTCTCCCGCTTCACCTGCTCCAGCTCGGCCCGCAGCTCCTTGTTTTCGGCTTGGAGCGTGGAGAGGGTGCTCCGTACTTTCTCCACCACGGTTCTCATGTTCTGCATTGTGTGGTCGTCCCAGCTGGTTATCCAGCGCAGGAACCGCTTCTCTCTCTCCGTCAACTCTACACCCCGTAAAATGTCCTCAAATTCCGCTGGGATTTTCATTATTTTTTCCCCTTTCCGGCGGCCCATCAAAGGCCGTCCAGTATTGGCCGTACAGATCTAGGCTAAACGGCTTGATGTGCTTGCAGTAGAGGTATCCATCCCTGCACCCCTCTGCAATCTCCAGGCCGCCCCATTGGAGCTGGGCTATCCCTGCTCCCTCAATGTAGATTGCGGTCTCCTGGGTGATGGATTCCAGCTCTGCGCGGGTGTATTGCTGTCTCATGGCGATACCTCCGGCGGGCGGCGTACTATATGCCACACGCTTCCCTTTTTCGTAAAATGCAGATACTTATATTCCCGTTCCCCACGCTCTATCCGAGCTGCGGGTTTGCCGCATTTTTGGCAAAATATGCTGTAATTTAATCCGGCGGTCTGCATCCCGCCTTTTCCACTGCCGCTCATGCCTCTCCCTCCGGCGGGCGGCGGTAGGCGAGCCATGTTTGGCCGTATAGTTCTCTATTTCCATAATCGTACTGGTCAAACGCCGACACAAACAAAGCCTTAATATCGTCAACGGTATGCACTAACACCCAGCAACTTTCCCCATCTTCCAGCTCGACGATATATACAGGCTTTTCCACCATATTGCCCAGCTCATTCCATGTCAGCGGCTCGTTCGGCGGGGTGAGGGTGGGCATATTAGAGATCGCCTGCAAAAGCGCACCCCGTTCAACAGCGGTTAAATCTGTTTTCTTGATATACTTCTTTAGCGCATCCAGATCAATCGCCCTTACCATCGTTCAGCGCCTCCAGCATCTCCATCTCCTCCGCGCTCAGAATCGGCGCGCGGGTGTTCCATATC